CGCCCCGTAGTCGCCTGGTCGGATCATGGCTTGGCCTTCTGCATCGCTTCTTTGACCGAGCGCGGGGCGCCTTGCTTGGTCAGCACGGCGGCCGGTTGCTTTTCGAAGATTTGTTGCCGCGTTGGGGCGAGCAGCTTTTTTTGAAAAGCCTTGGGCTGCTTTGCGAGCCACTCGGCGCCGGTTTCTTTTTTGCCGCTCAGCCACGGCTTGGCCGGCTCCCTGGTGCCGCGCCGCTTTGCGAGCTCGCGTTCGAAGTGGTTCTCGTCCATGATCGCCGTCTGAATGCACAGGTCGTTCGGGTGCGGCGTCGAGGGAAGCGAGGCCGGCGGATAGCCCCCCGGGCCGAGGCCGTGCAGGTCTTGGCTGGCGTAGATGTCGCAGATATCGGGCGCGGGGTGGCCGGATGAAAGCTGCCACTTGTAGCCCTTCACGTAGGGTTTTTGTTTGGTGCTCTGCACGTAGGCATCCCGATAGGCTTCTACGGTTTCCGTGCGGACCACCATCTGCGTGTGCCGGCGTTGCTTGTCGAGCAGCCACCGCTCGACGTGCTTGTCGACCTGCTCCGGCGTCGCCTTCTTGATGTTCTTGATGAACTGCTTCGAGACCGGCCTTAGCGACTGCTCAAAACCCGGGCTTACCTGGTTCAGCTTCTCGATTTGCGCGCGATGCTTGGCCAGCGTTTGCGCGAGCAAGTTCTCCTGGCCGGGCTCGGCGGCCCGCTTCGCGGCATCGGCAAGGTCCCGGATATACCGCGGAATCACGACGCGGGGCGGCGCCTTGGCAAACCCGCCCGCGGCGTCGAGCTTGATCAAGTCGTCCGCAATGTTGGCCATGCTCTCGCCGGCGCGCAGAGTCTCGGTGATTTGCTTCGACATCCGCAGGCCCCGTTCCTGGTGCTGCGTCCAGAGCCGGGCCGAGAGGCTGACCTTGTCGACGCTGAGCGCGCCTCGCACCCGCTGCCGCGCTAGGGCCGCCGAAGTGGGCGGGGATGCGAACTTGAAGCCGCCAATGTCCTCGCCTTTGTAGATCTTGCGGAACTGCTCGCGCGCCACCTTGTCGCCCGCAATGGTGCCGGCCTTGATCGAGCGCTCGATGATGGGCTCGATCTCGTTTGAGATCTGGCGCATCTTCCGGAGCACGAGCGCCTGCACGCGCTTGGTCGGCTTGCCTTTGAGCCGCGTCTGTAGCGAGCGCAGCGCCCGGCTATAGGCGCGGTCGAGCGTGGCTTCGGTTTTTACCACCTCGCGCAAGACCTTGAGCCGCGCGCGAAGCAGCAGCCGCGCGGCCACCTCGTTCACATCAGACTGCGCCATCGGGTTGCGCTATGGGCGGCTCGGGCTCCTCGTCATCGTCGCCAGTATCGCCCGATTGAAGCGCCGCGGCTAGTGCCGCGTTGATTTGCGCTTGATTCTTTTGTTGCTGCTCGAGCTCGACCAGCTCGGCCTCGATGGTGGCCTGGTCCGCGTCATTCAGGTTCGGCAGCAGTTGCTCGACGATCCGTCCTCGAAGGAGCCGCTCGGCCGTGGGGCCCACGCTGAGGTTGTCGATTGCTTGCACCGCAAGTTCGAGGTCCGTCGCTAAATCTTCGATGTCAAAGCTAGCCGGGGGCGTAATCGTGATCGCCCGAAGGGCGTCTTCCCCGACCCCAAGGGCCCGGCCGACGAGCTGGTCCAGGTGCTCCTCAAAGCGCGCAATCTGGCCCGCAAAATCGGCAAGCAATCGATCGGTCTGAGCAAACTCAAACTTACGCGCAATGCCGCTCGTGGCTTGCCGGCTCGAGGTCGGGCGCACAAACTCGACCCGGGCTTGGCGGTAGATTTCGTTCACCGTGACGTCGAGCCGCTTTTCGTAAGCGTCAGCAACGGAGCCCGGCGGCGCTAGAAAGTAGTGCTGATTATTGGCGTTCGGGTCGAGGTAAAGACCGTTATCGGTTCCGATCTGGACCTCGCCCCGCTCCTCGTTTTCTTCGGCGGCAAGGACGAGCACCGCAAACACCTGGCCGCGCATGTGCTCGTCGAGCTCGGACTGGCGGTTGAAGAGCGCTCGGGACTCGATCGACTCTTGGCCGTGCATGGGGATCCCTTTGACCGAGTCGTCCGGGCTTGGCTTGTGCCGTAGTATCGCGATCGGCACCTCGCCAAAGTCGTGTCGGGTGGCCGCCCGCGTCTGCAGCACCACCTTGCCGCCCTTGCCGTCGTGACTGACCTCCCACTGCTCAAACTGATTCGGCCACCAAATCGTGTAGCGCTGTAGCGTGTTCCGTTCGCCAAAGGGGTCCGGTTGTTCCATGTGGTCGGTGCGCACCTTGGCCCACATAAATGAGCCATTGTCGTCGGTCTGGTAGTCGACCAGGTTGCCGGGGAAGAGCGGGATCGCCGTAGGGCGGAGCCCCAAGTCATCCGCGATGGCGCGCGTTAGCAGCAGCGGCGAGCCGTCCGGGTTGGTCGGCGCCGGGGGCATATCGATGACGACCGGGCACCACCCAACGAGCGCAGCCCGGAGCGCGACGTCGGCCTTCATCTCGTCCCACGTGGTGCCGCGCCCGTCCGTGTCCTCGCGCCAAGTATCGAGCGGCCCCGGGCGCCCGTCTACCATCATCGGCTTGCGCATCAGGAAGCTGAGCTTGAGGTCCGTGAGCGGCGCGATGTAGTTCGGGTAATGCGCGCCCCGCATCCGGCGCTTAAACTTCTCGATGTCCTCCCGGGGGAATCGGTCGAGATACGTCAGGCGGTCAGTCTCGCGGCTCACCTCATCGAGGGGGAGCACGGCGGTGCTGTAGATCTCTGCAGCCGCGCCCCAGAACCCGGCGGGCGTCGAGGTAACCGAGCCGCTGAACCCGCCGCTGCCCGTATAGGCGTCGAGCAGAAAGCGATGCCAGTCCCGCTCTTGGTCGTAGCCGGGGCGCTTCGCTTCTAGCTTTTCGAGGATGTCTGCCATGGGTTATGATTCGATTCGATGAAGTGCCCGACGTGCGAGAAAGAAGACCGCAGAAGCCGTGTCTATCCCATTGCTGCTACGGTCACGGCAATGTACTGCGCGCCCTTTTGGGACGAAGACGGAAAGATGCACACCCACGACCTGAACAAACGGAGGGAAAAATTCAAATGCTCATGGGGTCATAGCTGGGCGGAGACGACGCGGGGATCATGCTGGTGTGGGTGGCATGCCTAGGACGAGCAAATGCGCGCTGCAACAGTCCTACTAAAGCAGCTTGGCGTTGAATGCTATATAACACCATCATCAAGCTGCTTGGCTTCCCGAGCCAGATGTGCCCGTCGAGCGCGGGGGCTGAATGCCAAACTTGGCGCAAAGGAGGCTTCGTTATGACTTACGAGCTAGTAGTTCCTGATGAACCGGTGCGAGCACGCCCAGCCCTTCCTATCCGATCATGGGCGCGGGTCCTCGGGACGCTGTACACAAGCCGCTCCGCTAGGTGACGTCTGAGACGGAGAAATTCCTTCGTCACATATGTGCGCGCGTATGTGCCGGGAAGGAAAACCTTCGACACAGGCACCTCAGCCGTCACAGTGCGGCAACTTTCACAGCCCGGCCACCTTGACGCTCTTGACTGAACGCGCCCGCTGGTTGATGACGCCCAGGGCGCCGCTCACGGCGTCTACTCGGTCATCGTGCGTCCCAAGGGGGAAGGCGCATAGCTCGTCGAGGAAGCCCGTGACCCACGGTCCTCGGACCAGGAAGACGTTACCCTGCTCGGCTGCCGAGGCTAAGGGCGCAGCCCGCTCCGTCTTGCTGCCGGTGGCCCGCACACCCCGGAAGGTCCGGCCCGGCATCACGTTGCGGGCGTAGTGGCTGATCACGTCCTTGCCCGAGCTCCCGGGCTCCATCTCCATGTACACGGGCACGGCAAAGCCGTCCGCGTCGCTGGTCTCCCGGACCCGTTGCTCGTTGACGGCGCTGTCGGCGCGGAAGTGCACCAGGTCCCGGATGTACCACTGGCCCTGCCGGAGGGCCACCAGGGCGCCCGCCGTCCAGTCCGGGTCGGTGCCGGGCTTGACCTCCGTGCTCGCGCGGTCCCAAAAGCGAAGCCACCGAATGCCCTTGGGCACAGCGCTCGGCTCGACGATCTTGCCCTCGAACCATTCGCGCCGAAACATCCCGCCTTGGGGGATGGCGTCCCAATCGCCGTTCAGCAGCCGTTGCCGGGTCAGCGGGTCGAGCTCGCTCAGGCTCCGGAGGTAGCTCGCTTGGTCGAGGCTCGGGTTATCGCTCAGCTTTGCCGGGATGAATCGCCGCCCCGCGGCCTCGCCCTCGATGAGAAAGCGCTGCTTGATAAACTCGTGCCCGACCCCGCCCGGGTTGGCCGTGGCCCGAAAGCGGAGCGGCACCTCGAGGTAATCTGGCTTGCGGAGCCGGGAGAACAGATAGCGGTATCGGTTGCTTGGGATCTGGGTGGCCTCGTCAATCCCGATAAACTGAAACGCCGACCCCTGATAGCGGTCCAAGTGCCGGTCGTGGTCCAGGTACCCGAACGTCAGCGTGGCCCCCGAAGGGAAGCGCCAGCGGTGCGTGCTCTGGTCATACACGGCCTCGGTCCCCCGTAACCATTCCCGGCTTACGGGGATGAACGCCCCCGCCATGGAAAGGTCCGTATAGGCCCGCCGAATCAGCAGCGCCGAGTACCCGGGCACGTGCACGTACTTGAGGGCGGCGGCGAGCTGTGAAAACGTCTTGCCGCCGCCGGCCGCCCCGCCGTACAGGATCTCAAGCCGGTCGTCGTCGTAGAACGCCTGCTGCGTCGGGTGCAGCGTGATCGGGACGTAGCTAGTGGAGTCGAGCCGGCTCGTCCTGCTCTGCGCCGCTATCCGGAGTGAGTGCAGCAACGACCCGCTGGTAGGTATCGGCATCCAATCTCGCTTGCAGGAAGTCTAACAGGTCAGTGGCCATCTGTTGCTGTATTTCCACTGTCACCGTATCCTTGCGGCCGTACTCGTCGGGATACTGGCGCTCTAACCACCACGCGCCCGCGCGCCAGTCGCGCCCGCGCACCGCCGCGTTCACCACGCTTCCTTCGACCAAACCCACAATCTTCGCGCGCGCCTCCGCGAGCGCTCGTACAAAGGCTGCCTGGGGCGTGCCTGTGCGCCCAGCGCGCTCGTCAGCTTCGCCTTGTCGGCGCCAAAGGCGCACACATTCGCCAGAGACACCCGCCAGCTCGGCCGCGCGCCCGATGCTAACGCCCGCGGTGACGGCATTCACAATCTGCGCGCGCACGGGGGGCGTCATTTTATCGGGCGAGCGCTTCCGTTTGGGTTTAGGCTTGGGTCGCATTGTCATCACGTTCGCGCGCGCGTAGGGCCAACTCCTGCGCCGCTTTGGTGGCCGCGCGCTGCTTTCGTCGCAGCCGGGCTGCGGGGCGCTTGTCGCGCAAACGTACTTCCCAGTGACCGCTGCGCTTCTTTGTGTCGAGCGTGCAAAACTCCGGATAACGCTCCGCCAGGTACACTGCGCGCCGTCGCACGCGCTCGGCCGTTCGCTCCACCTGCATGCCGCCGGGCTCTTTGTAATAGCGCGTTTTTAGGGCGACGTCTTCGATGCGGGCGATGGCCCCATGCGCCCGGTAATACAGGATCGAGCGCTCGAAGTCTTCTTTGTCGTCCGTCGTCACGAGCAGCGCCTGGGCGTTGTGCACCCCATACAGACACCCCGGCACGTAACTCAGCTCGCGGTTGACGCGGGGCTTCATAAACATAGGGTTCGGCACGGGATACACCCCCCAAAGCCGCGCCCCTGTCTGTTCGCACGCGGCCCAGCCCCGATCACAAAGCGCCTCGAAGTCCATCAGCGGCGTTGTGGTCTTGTCGTCCACCCGCTCAACCACGTCTTGCAGGTCGTCATCAATCGAAATAAACCGCTCGCCGTCCGGATAGTGGCAATGGATGAAGTTGCGCACTTGCTGAATCCCGGGCACCGCCCGCACCAGCCGCACCTCGCTCGGCAGCGTTTTGCGATAGGCGGTCTCGTCCTCGGCATCCGCCACGAATACTTCGACGCGCTCTAACGCAACGCCCCAGCGCTCCAACAGGGCCCAGGTTTTTACGGGCAGCGTCTCCGCCCGGCGGTAGCTCGGTATCGCGATCGGGCACCCGTTCACGCCTTTATCCCTGCTCTGCGCCGTTTGAGCGCAGCCTTGTCGGTGCGCACGGTCTCGCGCTCCGTCTTCAGCGCCTTGATGCGCGCTAGCTCTTCTGCGGGCGTTCCGCACTTGCACATCTGATGCATCGCATAGTAGACCACGCTGTACCGATACCCGCTCGGAGTGCGAGGTTTGATAGCCGTCACACCGTGCAAAATGCGCATCCCGTCAAACATAATCAGCGTGGGCTCGGTGAAGTCGAACGCCAGCCGCAGCTCGGGCAGCACGAGCAACCCGCCCGCGACGTCCCGCTGAAACGCCAGCATGCTGCTCCAGCTCCCTAACACATTGCCCTGGTCTCGGTGGTACCCAAGCGCGTTGTTTTTGTTGACAATGCCGCTGGTATAGACGCTGTCCGGCAGGCGCCATGTCGGCGCCACGTTCTCGTCGAGCCACGCGGTTTGGGTGGCGTAGATTTCTGGCATCCATTCGGCCAGTACCGCGCTGCAGCGGGCCGCCCAACGCACATACACCGCGTGCTCGGCGGGCTGCTGCCGGGCCATGCGCGCGGTCCCGCAAAAGTCTCGCCGCATCGGCACCCGGGGCTGAAATCCGAGCACGCGACTGGTGCTGATGAGCCCGCTGGCCCGCCCGCTGGTGCTGTAGACAGTGCGCCGCATTGCGGCCAGCACTTCTGCGGCGGCGGCGGCGGGCGCCGGCAGCGCCACGATCACGCGCTCGCCGCGGTCGGTCACCAAGTACGGCGCCCGGAGCACGGTGTCGTAGTGCGCCGCAACCGGTCGCCGGATAATCTTCAGGCGCCGCGGGTCGATGGCTACGTGGTGCGCTTCACGAACTGGAACCGACATAGGCGTTGAGCAGCTGCAGTATTGCGTCGGTGTGGGTTTCGGTGCCCGTGGATTCCATCACCTGTTTGAGCTTGGCCAGCGTAGGCTCGTAGTCGTCGTGCTTCAAGTAAAGCACGATTTGCTTGATTTCCGCATCGACGAACACGTCCCACCGCTCTTCCGTGTTCAAGTCGCGGTTGACCAGCTCGCCCAGCTCTTTGTCAAACTGGCCGCTCGCCAAGAACCCGGCGGCATCTTTGTGGCTAAAGCCCACGGCTTTCCACAGGTCGCCGTCGTTCGTATCCCAGTCGGCCATGATCTGGCCCAACAGCAGATCCACCCACCCGCCGCTCTCGCTGGCCCGGTTGTGGGCTACCATGTAGGCCTCGGCTTCGGCGTCGGTGTCGAAGGCGATGCCCCGCACCATTGGCACCAGCCATTCCTCGTCCTTTTTGCGCACGCGAATCAGCTTCGGCGCCGGCTTGCCCGCGTCCTTCAGCTCGCGCAGGGCTTCAAGCCGCCCGTGCCCCTCGAGCAGTTTGCCGGTCGTCTCGTTGATGGCCATCGGATCGTTGAATCCAAAGCGCAGCACCGACGCCCGGATTAGGTCATCGTCGTGATCCTTCGGGTTGCGTGGATACGTTTCCACTTCGCTCAATGGGACATACGCTAATTTCATCATCGGGGCCTAAACCTCCGTCAATTGGCCATGTTTTCTTGTGTTTTGCTTTTGCAGCCCAGTTAGTATATATTAGTTATAGGAGGAACGCAGCATGGAAACTACAGCCCTCGGAACCAAGCAACTCAAGGTCGGCATGGTGATCGTTGACGCCTTTAGCGGAACCTACCACGCCGTGGAGCACGTTGAGCACAGTGTTTGGACAACCAACTTGAGCACGCAGAGCCTCGACGAGGCGGACGATTACCGCGAGTACCTCAATGCACCCAATCACTTGCGCTATACGGTCCTTGCCAAGTGTCCGGAGTGCGGGGTTCGGTACGATGATGAGCATCAACCGGACTGCGAAATCGGATACGACGAGGTCCGTTTTCTAAAGCACGTAGCGGCGCAGCAGGTAAGTAAATGACCGACCGCAAGACCACACCCTGCCCGCCGATGATCACGGGCGACAACCCGCACGCTTCTGGCTTTGGGGAGTCCGTGTCCGGCGAATGGCGCTTGACCTTTGTCCACTACCGGGAGCTTGCCGGAGATTTTCTCGAGCTCGCGCAAAAGGATAGCGGTATCAGCATTGAAGATGCCGTCGATTATGTGGCGACGCTGCGCAACTGCCCGAAGTTGCGGGGCGACCTTTTGACCTGGGCAATTGCCGACGTGGCCTTTGAGCGGGTGCGCAGCCGATGACGTCGCCTCGCTACCTCCGCGGCCTCGCGATTCTGGAGCACGGCGAGGCCCCGACTTGTTCCGAGGACCTCGTTGTCGCCGACGATACCCTGCGCAGCCTACGGGCTGCGGCGATGGGCGCGGGCGGCAATACCTGGCGCCACGCCCGAGACCGATACCGGCGCGCTGCGGTGCGCTTTGCCGACCTGACAATCAACAAAGGAGAAACGCAATGACAAACCTAGTAACCCTCGAAACGGTGGCCCAAGCCGCCGGCATTCAGCGCGGCGAGAGCCGAGGGCTCGACGCCATCATTCGGCGCGGCCGCGACTCGGCAACCCGCACGATCCAACACGTCCGAGACGTACAGCCTCAGGACGACTACTTCTCCGCCAACAGTTTGCGCTTTGGCGAAACTACCTTTGGATCCGTCTCCGTGCAGGTCCCGCATTTTACACGATCAGGGCATTACCTTGGCTTGCACGACAACGCACTAAGCCAGGTCAGCTCGCGATTCGAACTGCCGGCGGCGTTCATTCGGAAGCTGGTCAACGGAGACGGCTGGCAACGAGACAACGCTCTAACGTTGTTGAACGCCCATGCGGAGCACTCCGACAAGCGGTTCCTGATTCGCTCCATCGATGGCGAGGCCCGCGCCGTCCTCAGCGACGCCTACAAGCGGATGGAAACGCCGCCGCTCCTCGAAACGTTCGTCGACGTGGCCCAGCAGGCCGGCGCCGTGCCGGTCGAAGGGTTCTATAGCGATCTCTCGGTCCGACTCCGGGCGGTGCACCCGCATAAGGTCGAAGTCTTTCCGGGCGAGTATATTTGTTTCGGCATGGAGTTTCGCAACTCCGATTTCGGGCACGGGGCGCTCTCGGTTCGGGCCTTTACCTTTCGGGCCGTGTGCCTAAATACGGCGGTTTTCAACGACCTCCTGCACAAGCGGCATTTCGGGGCGCGCGCCTCGGACGACGTGGCGCTCAGCGCCGAGACGGTACGGCTAGAGACCCTGGCCGCGGCAAGCGCGGTGCGGGACGTAAGCGCGGCCGCGCTTGGCGAAGACCAGATCAACGAGTTGGTGTGGAATATTCGCAAGGCCGCCGAGACGGAGGTCGACGTGACCAAGTGGCGCCGGCGCTTGACCGATAAGCTCGGCAAGAAGCTGGCCGAGGCCACCGAGGCCGCGTACCTCTCGCCCGATGAGATCCATATGCCCGCCGGGAACACGGTCTACCGCCTGAGCAACGCCATCACATGGGCGGCGCAGTCGGTCGAGAACGCGGACGTCGTCTACGACGCCCAGAGGCTTGCAGGCGAAATGGTTCGCGCTGCGTGACTCCTTGGGGGGCGCCGGCCATCCATGCGGTCGGTGTCCCCCGCTTTTTTTGTTGCACGTGCAACGCCCCAACCAAGAGAGGAACGAGAAGTAATGAGCCCCAACCAAACCAAGCGCCTAGGCATCGGCGCACTCACGCCCGTGATCAGCCTATTTTTGATGGGCCAAAGCTCAGGAAGCTGCGCGCCCGTTACTCAGTTTGAAACGACCGACGGCACTTACTCGCTTGCCTCGCAATCGGATGACAAGGTCGCCGTGAGCGGTCAGGCGACCGGCTATCGGTCGAGCCGCCATACGCGCTTCGAAATTTGGGGCGCCCCGATGACTGAGCGCCTGTTTGAAAGCGCCTTGCAGGACGAAGGCGCCCCCGGATGGTGGGCCGATCTTGGATGGGGCGTGCTCGAAAATGGATTTTCGAACATCCCGCACGGCTCGTCCGAAGTGATGACCCCGCTCGATGAGGAGCTGCTGCCTTATGGGACTGATGCGCACTACGTGATGACGTATTACGAGGGCGTCGCCTCGATCACGCTCCCTTGGGACATTGCAAACCTTCACGCGCCTGACCCGACCGTGAACGCCGCTCTTCGGGCTGCGCTTGGAGATGGGCTCCGGCCGCTGATTCTCGACGCGTGGGACGAGGGGCTAGCGGGCGCCGGAGGCGAGCGCATCGAGGATGATGTGTTTTGGATCTGGGATGGCGTTGCTAACTTTCGCGCTGACCCCAACCGAAAGAGCCATTTCTTTCTTTCACCGCGGCCCCGGTTCGCGCGCCACGTCCGAGAAAACCAGATCGGGCTCCGGAGCTACTTCCTGGTCAATACGCACATCTCGTTTTCCGGATCGCCGCGTGAAAACTTGACCGCATTGATTCCGCTCTTTCAACCGCTCGTAAAGCTGTTTGGGATCGGCGACTGTCGCACCGACACCCGCGGCTCGATCAACGTCCTCGGGCACTTCGAAGTGACGACGAGTGACGAGCTCTACTACCCCGTCGGCTATACCGATCCCGGTGGGGATTGGGTGTTTGGCGAATCAACCGTCACGCCATCACCGGGCAAGCCGAAGTTTGTGATCGACGATGTCCAGGTAGTCGTTGGCGAATGGGAAAACCGCCCGATCTGCAATAAGAACCGTTACAAAATTGAGGAAGGCATCGAGGAAGCCGTGCTGTTGACGGCTGAGGCGTCCTTTGCCTCCGCCACCGCGCTGGCCGACTTGCTTCCCTTTGAGCTCGAGCGCTGCACCATCACCGGCGAGGGCGTCACCTGTGTGATCGCCGAAGATTACAACGATCCGGACTGGGCGCTCGCAAAGTCGCTTCGCCTCCACGAACAGGATCGGCCGCCGGTCTATGGCGGCCTTTGGAACACAGGATGGCAACCATGAAACGCACTGACCTATCACTCGCCGTATTCGTCGCGCTCGTCGCCTCGTTCGGCATCGCCTCCACATGCCGCGCCGCCGACCTCAGTCCGCGCGCTGCGGCCATCAGCTACGTGCAGGCGCAATCGCTCCCGGTGTGCGATTCGCCGCGCGTAGGACCCTCGGCGGGCCTTGTATCGGCCTCCGCGGTCGGCTTCCTTGGCGGTCAGCTCATGATCGCCGGGGTGCTCGGCTCTCGGGGCGCGGGCTCGGGCCTTGGCTCGGGCGGTAGCGACCCGCTGAGCGCAGGGCAAAAGGGCACGATCGCGGCCGGGGCCATTTTGTCGGCCGCGTCGATTGCGGGCCTCGTGATCGGCGGGATCCGGGTGCACCGAGCACGGGCTGCCAAGCGGAGCCCGTGCCGATTCGTGGGGGACGGAATTTGATTCTCATCCCCCATGCCTGGCGACCGCCTACCACGAATCGCCACTGCACGAAGGACGAGCTGCGGGCCGCGCTCATCAAACTTAGCCTCGAAGTTCGTAGACTCCGCGCCGAGTTGGCAGAGCGCGGCTAGCTTAGCGGAACTTGACAGAAAATGACCCCCGGTGGCTAGGTGCTGCCGGGGGTTTTTCCCGTGGCTGCCGCAATAGCCGACGTTGACGATACTTTTCTGCGCCGGATGACCCGCTTGCGCATGCGGTCGAGGAACGCGGGGACGGCTTCGGCCGGGATCTTCCAGTGGCCGCCTGGCGTTCGGTAGGCCCCTTCGAATGAGCCAAGCTCCAGGAGCCCGAGCACGTAGTCACGGCCGCGCCCGAGTTGCGCGGCGACCTCGGACGTGCTGAGCCACTCCCGCGTCATGCCCCTTGGGCACCGTACCACCTAGGGCCAAGCGGTGGCAATAGTTCTTTGTCGG